GCCGTTAGTAGCTTTTCTGATCTTATAGGTTTTCCATTAACCCATCTCGAACCTAAGAAAAACACATCAGAAACACCAACTGGACTCATTGGTTGTTCTAGTTTAAGTTCAAGATCAAAACCAGTTTTCATTATAGATGAATAAGAAGAAAAATCTAGTATGAATTGGAATCCAAGGACTAAATCATCTCCTTGTAAATCTAATGCATATTCAATAGAATAGGGGTCGATATTATGCTGAATGCAATATCTATGTATACAAATAGTATTAATTATCCAATTACAGAACGAATTGTCTAAGCTAGTAAAGCCACTACCTGAAATTACACCTCTATGTCTACGAATAATCTCAAATTTTGGGTGAAAGATTGGCATAGTTAAATAATAATTTCTTAGATTGCGAAGAATCTTTGTATGATAGAAATTAAGATCTAAACACCATTCTAAAATTAGAAATGAAATGATACTAACAATTTGCGGTCGACCAAGGTCGAAAGCAACCACGTCAATACTGTAAGAATTTAAGTATTTATATTTTTCTAAATACTTTGATATCTCAGCCTGAGTACAGCCTATCCTAATACAGGAATTATGCTGAACTTTCTTAAATCCATTCATAAACCATTGGTAATAAATAGACTCTATAAAACTTTGAAATTTCTCAACAGCATTTACAACGCGTATTTTTAAGCCACTATTACGAATCTGACTCCTATTAAACGCAGCAGCAGGTAATATAAAAATGTCACTGAATCTAAATTTGCCAGAGACGATGGAATAATAGAGACGTTGAAAATCAGGTATAAAGTCTCGTTTCCTAAGAAAAGGATTGGGTAAACCAGACGAGGCTGTTCTATTGATTGAATACAACATCTGCTCCCATGAAGGAAATTCAAAAGAAGGAAGCTGGCTTAAAATATCCTTTTTAAAACGATATGATAAAAATTTTAATTCATCATCAGATATTCTAACTGTAAATTTAGATCTATCCATTGAGCATTTGTCAATTAGATTTTGGATATTATCTAAAAATACAATTTCTGATGAAGATTTTGTAATTCTAATTTTATCGCAAAGCGACATATCAAAACCACGATTTTTAAACATATCATATAAACCTGGATATTCCTGTATGATACGAAAGCCTTTAAAATAGTTAATTATATTTCTGTCTGAACGAAGATGTTCAAAGCAAGGAAAATTATAGCCTACATTAGGCAAAACTCTAGTTAAAACAGAGTTTATATATCTTTTATTTTTTAGAAAATCCATTTGATTATTGTTAAAAGGGGGGTGATAAGATAAAGTTTTGTATTTTACAAAAAGAAGTTATATAAGTGAAATATAATCATATTCCATAATAACAAGTAAAATACGGTTTGTAAACAGTGTAACTACAGCTATCTTGGGTTATGTTTTAACCGCTTGAGATAAATAGAAACTG